GTTTTATCTTCCTTTAAATCCCATGTAATAAGTTTGTTCAATAGTCCAATATAAAGCAAGAATCATTCCTTTGTATTGATAAATAATTTTTATCAAATCCATACTTATTTTGGATGTAGCCTCAGTTGGATTAAAACTTTGTAATCTTTTTTCTTTATTATCCAAATCTTCTTGAATGGTTTCAATATAATGCAAAATATCTTCTTTAGTTCTCATGATTGCCTATTTAAAAAGTTCCAATTCCAAGTACCCATTTTAACCCTTTAATTTCTCCTTCATAAGAATCTATTTGCGTTTGCAATTTAGAACCTTCTCCTGACCCTTTATCAATTTGTCCTAAATGGGAATACCTTAGTTTGAATCCGGCAACAGCTTGTATTAATAAAGCTAATCGGTCAATGACTTCACTTTTAGTTCTCATGTGTATGTTTTCCTTTCTTAATTGGTTGGTTACATAATATACAAACGTCACCCATATTATCGGTAAATGCTTTCGATTTTAAGGCTAAATTAGCCTCTTTATTTTTTAGTAAGGTAATCGTATTATTTACGGTTAAAACGGCTTTGTTTAGTGCTGTAAATCGAATTGCTAAGGTATTCTTATTATCGAATAAGGTTAATAAATCATTTACCGGAATTTCTAAATCCAATCGTTTTTGATGATGTTCCATACGTCTTTGTACATCTTCAATAGCACGGATCAATCGTTGTAAAATATCAAAAGCAATATCTTTAATTCTTTTTTCTTCTTTTAATACGAATATAGCATCTAAAGAATCCCCCATTGGAAGTATTTCAGAAGCAACCCCTATCTGTTCCGTAACATCCCCAATGGAATTAATTAGCTTATCTAATTGCTTAGAAGCCATAATCATACGGTCTTGTAATTTTTCCATTTCCTCCAAGACCTCTAACTGAATTTCATACTTTTGTAAGTAATTAAAGGATTGCAGTTCTTCCGTCTTACTTTGCAAATCTTTTTCGTAGTGGGTTACATCAGCATTTAATTCCCGTACCCATTTGTTAATGTTGGCTGTTGCAGAATCAATCTTATCTAATCGGGCAACCTTGTTAAAATGGGTTGCTACTGCTCCAGGAGTTAAACTAAGTAAATAAGGAGAATCAAGTTGGGTTTGAAGATTAACGTCAGATATGTTAAGAAAATCGGAAACTTCTTTTGGTACTTCCGTTTTAAAAGCATGAAAGATAATAGGTTCGGTTTCAATTGAACCACCATCTACATGTAAAATATATTCCTCAACCTTATCTTTGCTACGGATTACTACACCTTCATCAGTATAAATTTTAGATTCTGTCTTTCCACCCCAATTGCTACGTATATCATTTCCGCTTGGTCGATTATAAGCAACTAACTTTAAACCACGTATGATAGCGGATTTACCGGAATCACTTGGACCAATGATGATGTTTACCCCAGGATCAAAATGAATCTTTGTCTTTTGATGGGATTGTAAGTTACGAAGAAATATGGATTGTATCATAATTAGTTATTTTTACTTTGGTGAAGTTCCAATTCTTTTTTATATTCCTCAAGTCCGTCAATTTTACCGTGTTGGTATATGTTAGATAAGAATTGAGAAACTTGATCGTGAACTGTGCTTATTCTTTTCCATTGATCTTCTATCTGACTTGATTCGCTAATCAATCTCATAAGATCATTGAATGTTCTTTCTTTATTGAATGGCATTACTTTAGTTATTTTTAGTTATTTTTATTTGCCGTTCTTTCATAGCATCTTCATGCCCCTGTTTATATATTATTTCTAAAAAATCAGTAATTTTACCAGGAGTATTTAACATCTGTTGATAAGGAGTTAATAAACTTATTTGCCTTAAGATTATTAAATAAGCTTCAAATGCTTGTTCTTTATTGAATGCCATAACGTTTATTGTTTTAATTCTATTTTTAATATCCATTGTAAAGCCGTAATTCCACCGATACAAATAAATATTTTACCGGCTAACATTTCTTCATCTTGTAATTCTTCAGGAGTGGAACCTGGATTTGATCCTACTCTTTCCAATTCCTTTTCTAAGGCAGATTTGGTAGCTTGTAGCTTTAAAAGCTGAGCTAAAGCCTGTTTTTCAGTTTTCATCATCGGTTAAACATTTTAAGGATTGAACTTTGTTTACTTGCTACATAATGAATGGAAAGAGCATCAGCAACAGCTTCATCTATATATTCTACGCCAGACCAAAGTGCTACGATTTGTCCTTTCCTATTTTTACTAATTCCTTTTGTAATAGGAACTTTATAGAGTTTATTAATTGCATCCATTGTTTCAAATTTGGAAGCAGATATTTTCCCTAATAAATTCTTTTTGCTATCACCTTCGGAATACCATTCAATTCCTAATCCGGTAAAGATAGAAATAGTTTGAGCGATGCCGGAAACAACACCTTGCATAACTGCGGCAGATGAATTTTGACTTCCGTGAGGTAATTCAGAAATGATATATGTAACATGGTATTTTTCAATAACCTTTTTTAACCGTTCTACAATTTCCGATATACGTCGGATAGTATCATCACCTTTGCGAATACGCATTTTCTTACCACCTCCTTCAGTCTTAATACAACCTGTATCGAGTATATCCCCTTTACCATTTAGTACTGCAAATCCCCAAGCACAAACAGAAGGGTCATTTACAAGTACTATAAATTCGTGATTATTTATAACATCTGATAATTTATAAGATGGATCAGGTAATGTGTCAATTGTATATTTTATTTTATTTTTTGTCCGTTTCATTATTAATCGAATAAAATTTTGTTAACAATCAAGTAAATAGCAATCGGGCGAATTACTTTATTTTCGGTAAAAGGTTCTTTTGTGCCAAAGATATAATACTTTTCTTCTACCCTACAATAGAATCTAATGGAAGGATCAGGATTCATCACCCGTAATAATTTCTTCAAATGAGTTTTGATATAAGCATCATCCATATTACTTTAAGTATTTTATTTCAGGATAAATAATATCAGAATCATATTCTATAACTTCTGAAAGGCGTTCCCATTCTCTTTTAAGATTTAACCGATAATAAATGTAATCTATACCGGAACTTGATCTGCGGAATATATAATCATTTGGCATACAATTCAAAGTAGTTTCTACTATAATATCCGATAAGCACGAGAAATTTCCATACCTTCTTTGAGGTTTGTTATAGGGAATTAAATATCCAATAAACCAATAAGATTTAGGATTTTTTAGCCGTTCCATTTTTTACTTCTTTATAAATAGTATCCTTACAATCGGGTAGTTTTTCACATAAATGATCATCAAAATGCCCGTCACATTGAGCACATATATCATGAGTTGTTCTCATACCATCGGTAATAGTAACAACTTCAAATACTTTATTATCAATAGTCAGTGTCTTCATCGTTTTGGTTTCCTTTCCTGTTCAAATTTACTTTCAATTTCTTCCCACAAAGAAATAGTTTGTTCTTTGAGTTCCTGTTCCCATTCGTATTTTTCTACCATTTTTATAGACTTTTCCAAAGATACATCTAATTCATGATCCTGTACGTAATACTTAGTATTTTTGGTAAAGTCCTTAATGTATTGTAGATTGGCACGAATATCATCAATTCCATAATCGAATAGAATATATAAGGAAGCGGTGTGATAAGGTTTCCAAATACTTGATTTGAATACATCTATTAGTACTTCTACACCAATAACTCTTGTTACCTCTTTACCCACTACCTTTACTTTATCTTTGATCTTTTCCGGCTTTGTAAATCGAAGTCGTAAAGATGAATAAAATCCGATTGCTTCACCACCTGGAGTAATATATTTTTGTCCATAAGGTCCAGCATCCATATTTACCCGTACCTGATTACTACAAACCATTAAAAGGTTTTTCTTAACAAGAACCCTTGCTGATTTACGAAGTTCTTCTGAAAACTCTTTGGCTCTTCGCATTCCCATTTTATCACCATCTTTACTTTCCATTTCTAATTTAGTAGAAAGTGCTGCAAGAGAATCCGCAAAGATACCATTGATTATTTTCTTTTTAAAAGTTTTTGGTTCCCATTCATTGATAGACTTAAATAAATCGGTAACAGTATCCGGACGACTATAATCTTCATCACGAAGATTTAAACCAAACATAGAAGCAAATTGTTTATTTAAACGTGCCTCAGGATCAGCGAACATTATATCACCTCCTTGCCTTTGTACTGCACCTGCTATCTCACTAAGTAATACCGTTTTACCGGAACCACTTGGACCAAAAGCTTCTACCAATATACCTCCTGGTAATCCACCTCCACGAATCCTTCCACCGGAAATGGCTAAATCAAGTAAAGTAGAACCTGTAGAAATAACCGTTCCAAAATCTCCGTCATATTCTTTCTTTTCTTCCAATACTGGTTTTAAAGATTTACGTTTCATTTGGAGGCTTAGGGGTTCTGCTTTTTTTGTACGTTCCATAACTTATTTTTTTAATACGTGTTCTTTATCAATACCTTCTAATATTTTCTTTATTTCTGGAATGTTTAATCCTTTGTATTCTAATTCTCTTTTAATTCCATTTATAAAAATAGAATAAGATAATGATCTACGAGTAACTTGCAAAGCAAGAAATTTAGAATATAACATTTTAGAAAATGTTAGATAGCTTTTTTCTTCTACTTCTGGCGTAAAATAAGAATCTTTCCAATGTTGAAATGCTTCCTCCATTAAAGCAGATTTACTTATATTATTCGCCATACTATAAATAGTTAAACAAGAATGAATTCGTAGGGGAATGTATACCCCTACGAACTTTTTTAATGGATCTTGTTCATGTACCTTTTTATATTTTGTTCTAATAAGGTATGCCATGATGTATTATTTTTTCTTTTTAGCAGCCATGCATTCATCCCAAAGATCACACGCATCACATTCATCAAATTTATCTACATCCTTACCAAAGACGTGATCGGAAGGACATTCACCGGAAGTAGAACCCTTTTTTGTTGGGGCGGTTTTCTTCCCCTTCTTAAAAGGTAAATCGTCACCTTCTTCATCATCTTCCTCAGCTTGTTTCTTACCTGTTCCCATACACGTTTTACAGACACCTCCTTTTGCGTTCTTACCCGTACCATTACAAGCAGGGCAACGATCTTTCTTTGCAATAGGTTCTGGAGTAGGAACTGTTTTTGGTATTTTAATTCCCATTGCTGAAGCAACTGCCCTTCGATAGGCTTTAATATCATCCTCATAATCATCGGGGTCAATTTGATCGAAGTCTGCTTTAACAATTTTTGTTAATTGAGCTTCTTTCATTTTGGAAATATCATCCCATGTATAATCAGGTTCATCATCTTCATCTTCATCTTCATCTTCCTCAACGAGGGCAGGTTTCTTTTTCTTTGAAACTTCTTTTACCGGAGTAGATTTTTTCTTACGTATAGGAGGTGCATCTTCTTCCTCATCATCTTCATCGTCAGAATCCTCATCTTCTTCCTCAACAATTACTTTCTTCTTTTTGCGGGGTGCTTCTTCCTCTTCATCTTCATCTTCATCGACAGGCTTTTTGGAAGTTTTCTTTTTCTTTGGCGTTTCTTCCTCTTCATCGGTTTCTTCTTTGTCTACTTCAAAGAATTTATCCCGAAGTTCATCATAAGTCATAATGTGTAAAAGAGAATCCAAATCCGCTGCCGTCATGTAGAAAGCTTCTTTGTATTGTTTCTTACGGTCAATTACCGTAATCTTATCAGCTTCGGCAAATGGTTTTCCACTACCCATGGTAGTTGCTTTAAAGCGAACTTTTAAGCTAACACCTTCTTCTGGGTCAAAGAAATCATCTGGAACATCTTCTTTCATTTCCGCATCAAGGAAGTTTTGAAATAGATATTCACTGATATCCAAAACGTACAATTTACCTTCTTCATGTTTAGGACTGTCCTTTGGATTTACCAAGTATAAATCCCGATCACTTGCTTTCATGGATTTAAGTTCGTCCTGATCTGCACCTTCTTTTGCCCGTTTAAGTTTGTATTCACATACAGGGCAAGGTTTGTTAATAGAACCAAGACAAACTTCGGAAGTTTTATCGGAACCAATATTCCGGTGAATCTTAAAAGGTCTTTTATACCACCAAGCACCCTTTACTGCTCTGCCTGTTGCTTCACTTTTATCGGGGTGATTCTTAGTAGTTACCTCATACGGGAAGAAATCCAAAGTAATACTTTTCCCAGGTTCAGGACTGAAAACACCTAATCCTTTTGGAAGGTTTAAATAACCATAACCGGAAGTTCTTGCTGCTCTTTCCTCTGCTGCAGCGGATGCCTGTCCTTTGAAACTAATCTTCTTTCCACTTTTACTTTTCATTTTTCTTTAAATATTAAATTAATAAATGAACTTATTTTTGCATTCTTCTCATCATCTTTTCTGCACCTTTTCCGGCAAGTGTATTTGCTTCTTCTTTTACTTGCTTCTTTTCCCAATCACGATTGATTTGGTAGGGAATTGCTGGACCAGCGAAGTACTGTTGTCCGTATAGTCGTACTAAGTTCTCTAAAGCGGATTTGCGGTGCTCAAAAGCGTTTACTGCACCTTGTGCCATATCGGATTCAAACTTAGTATCAAGAAATTCGGTATAAGCTTGTTTATAATACTTTTCATTTAGGATAGTATTAGCAACTACAGTTTCTGTAATTTTCTCAATACCATATTTGTCTGGATTAGAACGAATCTTTTGATCTGCTTCTGCTTTAGCAATATCTAAAGATTGTTTTGCTTCTTCTAAGAGTTTCCTCATACGGGCAGAATGTTGTGCATATTTTAACATTAAAGCTGCTTGTCCCATCCATTCCTGATCAAGTGCTTCCCCATCAATTTCAATGTCCTTTTCGTAGTTCATCTTGTACGTTTTAAATTATTATTTAATTTTGGTTTGGATAGTTTCTTTCCTACCCTTGATTCAAGTAATTTCTTTTCTAACCAAACGACATATTGCTCAAAATCAATATAGTCACTTTTAATAGTTAACATTAAAGCTTTTTCCTCATCGGTTAAATCAGAATCCCTTTCCTGTATAAATTCTTCTACAAGGTCTTTATTTGCTTTCATGTTACATTTATTTTATTTGTAATTAGAAGTTGT